AAAGACCATGCTATCAGATGTTACTTCTATCTTAAAGCCTAAATGTAATTTATCTTTGAGTAATTGGAGAGCCTGGGGAATTAATTGTTGGTCTTCTATAGGGAGTGCCGAAGCATTAGTCACCTCGATGATTGTTTCAGGGGCAAAATGAGTCGTAATGATTTCCCCTGCGAGTTTAATAATTTGAGTAGCAAACTCTACAATTTCCATTTGGCGAGTTTTTAGTCGACCATTGCCATTAGTAGATTTTAACTTCTGGGCTGCTGCGGTTTCATATTCTAATGACTGACCACGGAGAATATCTGAAATACCTGTAACATCATAAATTTGTTGTTTTAAGATGTCCATTTGGTTATTAATAACCTGTATGGCTTCGTAAATAGGTTTTAGTTCAATAAGTTGGAAAGAAGATAATAAACCACCCTTTTCAGTAATCGCGCCCCAATTTTTAACCCCTATCAAATCACCCATCTCGGCTTCAGTAAATAATCTTTTGAGTTCAGGGAAGGCATTATCATAAACACCTTTTAATTGTAATGATTGAATTAACTTATTCTCTTTTTGAATAAGACTATCTAGCATATCGGATAAATCACGATAATATAAATAATCAGGGGTAGGTTTGAGTGAATTATTAGACAATGTTGAATAAAGCGGTCTGGCACAAGGGAAAAAGTGCTCAAGTTGCAAAGGGTCATCAACCGTGTCTAATATTTCACCCATACTTTTATTCAGCCAATATACTTTCTTATTGGACTTATCCCAAATCTCATAGATTTTGGCTTGTTTGATTAACTCTTTGGCATTAGGGTCGCCATAAGTAGTAGAATTAAGACGGCTTGGTAAACTATCAAGCGGAATCATATTTCCCATTTGTTCACCAAATCTGGCAATACATTGTTCACGATTAAGATAAATAACTCGCCAGAGCATCGTAATATCCGTCCAAATACGAGCATACGAATGGCCAAAATCTTCGAAGTGGACATAATCAATCGCAATACTTTCGGTAATCTCTTTGAAGGCAGGATTAAACTCCTCCTTATCTTCAGTAGGCGAGACACCATCAGGAGTAGAGGGATTTCTTTGATGAGGCTCATAACGAAGCCAAATAACCCCACGACCACCTAATAATCTATCTAATACACATGAATTCATGGCCTCATGGAATTGTCCTTTATAATATAGACAATGAGCGATAATTCGTTCTAATAAAATAGTGGCTACACGACTAATCGGGTCATTATCGCGGTATCTTCGCTCTACTTCTACTTGGGGTAGCCTAGAATAAACATTAGGCATTAACGTTTGGACATTAGCCCAGAGAATATTAAACCTTTTGTAACCGTTAGCGGTTCTATCAGGGGTGTTGTGTTGGTCAGAGTATTTGGTAATTATCTTTTCACACTGAAAATACCAATCTCTAAATTCTTGCTCGTAATTTTTTATTTCTAGGGCAAGTCTAGTATATAAATCGTCTATTTCAATAGTTACCAGGGTCGCTCCTGTGCTTTTCTTTTAAAATAATCTTCTTTTAAACCATTCAGAGTAAAGGAACTTTCTTCTTTTAAGATTTGCTCCCAAGACTTTTCAGGTTCAAATCGCTCTTGGATATCTTCCCATCCTGTTGCTAGATACCGAAAGGCATCTGCTCCATGGCAGTATTTATCTCTTCGCGGATTTTCTGACCAATCTTGTTTTAGACTATCCCAATCTCTTTTGTACAATCTTAAACACTCTATTCCCATTTTGCAAGTACTTTCGTTAAAATGACAAATTGGCAAGGTAGTTCTAACAGCTTGAATACCATCTAATATATTTTGCCCCGTTAAAATATTTATCTTAGTATATTCGATATCTTCCATAAATTGCATCATCATTGACCTACCGCCATTATCCATACGTCTTTGCCTAGCATCATGTGGTAAATAATGCATACCATAATCATAAGGACGGCTTTTGAGCACATTAGTATAATGCTTAATACCTTGACCAAAATTCTCATAATAATCAATCATGTAGATTTTACCTTCAATAACTTGAAAGAACCATATTGCAGTGCTATCAGTATAGCCTAAATCCCAAGCGGTATAAACATTGTACCGTGGATTGTGAATATAACTACCAATGCGTCCTTCTTTAAGAGCAATCTCCATGTCAATACCATAGTAAGTACCTGATACCGCAGCTTCCCAATCACAACAGAGTTCCTGTCTGAATTGACTATCTGACATCGTCCGTTTTAATTCTTCAATTTCTTCTTGGTCTAATACCCCAGTATCCCAATAAGCCAGGAGATTACGATACCAGTCATTAGGGTATTTAATCGACCGCTCCCATAAATCAAAGAAAGCATTATGCCCCCTAGGAGTACCAATAAAACTCGCCCAACCTTTTCTATCAGCCAGAGTAGGTCTGACAACTTCGCCCCAGACATTATCTTTAAAGTCGGCATACTCGTCTAAAATAACTCCATCTAGGTACATACCTCGCAAAGCATTTGGATTATCAGCCCCAAATAAACGAATAATAGCATTATTACCTTTTAACCCTACATATAAATCAGATTTATTAGAAGATTTACGAATTCCAGTGGTATATTCTAAAAGATAATTCCAAGCAATATTCTCGGCTTGACTACGAAAAGGGGCAATATAAGCAAATCTAGGATTGTGCTTTTGACAGGTCATGGCTTTATGAATAATATCAACAATAGATGCTACGGTCTTACCTGCACGGCGATGACACACCATGATGGAATATCTTTGTGAGCGACTATGAAAAGCCTTAAAATAACTCCTAGCCTTATAAACTACCTTATCATTATCAACCAAGGTTAATCAAAATCAAATAAAACTTCATGATTAGTATTAATGACTTGAATTTCACTATCTAATAAATATTCAACTTTCATAACACTTTCTAGACTTTTAGTAATATTAGAGAGTTCCCTAGTATCTATTTGGTGAGAATTTTTCATTTGAGCAACATTCTTATGAATTATTTCGTATAAATCATCAATAATAGCAAACTTCCGAGTATAGTTTTTACTTCTTTGAACCTGTGGCAATTTCTTTTCTATCTTCTTTAAAGTCATAAGTTTAGTATAATAGTAATATGACCAATAATCAACATACAAGAAAATTGAAAAAGAAAACCAAATCAACCAAATGGAATTTCAACCAAGAAGAAGAATATCCTGCTCCACCAAAAAAAAAGTTTATAGATTATCTAGGGGTAGATTATAAAGCAGAGTTTATCAGAATGATAAAAGCCGACCAATTAAAAAATAAATAAATTAATTGCAATACCCCCTATAAAAAATTATAATTAACACTGGGAAACCATTTTCATTGCAATTTATTTTATTAGTAATAGCCTGTACTACCCCCATTAGAATATTTACTGCGCCGAGGATTGTTGTTATTCTTAACAAGGTATTACAGGCACAATTATCTTTTTGGCGAAACAAGTTTTCTATTCCTAAGTTATAATATTATTAACTAATATATATAATTATGGACCCCACAATAAATCAAATTAATGACGAATTAGTCAAAAAGATAAAAGTTTAGATGATATAATACAAGAAGATATAGTTAAAACTTTAAAGGATACTACGAGGTCCATAAAGGACATTTCAAGGTCCGTGAAGGACTAACTATGAGTATTAAAGGGATAAGAAGATTTATTAAACAGACTGGAAGTTGAATTATCTTTATTGTTTTTGGTTTTGACCCCCCTAAAACTATAGCTCAACCCCCTAATAATTTAATTATAACATAGAAAAAATAAAAAAAATAAAAAAAAATAAATATGGACGAAGAAAAAAATATTAATAAAAGAGATGAAATAATACATAATGCTTTTCTTGGAACTCAACCTAATGTTCTTGTTGCTATGCTAGGAGAAATTGACGAAAAACTAGAGAATTTAGGCAATATTGCAAGTTCCTTGAATGATATTGCAAGCTCCTTAAAGGATATTGCAAATGCTATTCCAGGGTCCGTAAAGGACATTAGAGGTCGTAAAACGGACTAAAAATTATAAAAAAAAAAAAATAGAAAAGTTATTATAACGGCAAAAGTTAGGTTGGATAGGAATAGTACTTATGGAATTTTTTAAAAAAAAAAGAAAAAGTTTCATATTTTTAACCTTGGATGTCTATGGTACTGAGATTATAAAAAAAAAGAAAATTTT